AAGGGGGTTAGCGAATTTCAGTTGGCTTGGTTATCCGAGTTTCCCTTGTGGCAGCACTCGCCGTTGGGCCGCCGTTGTTATCGCGCTCAGTTGGCGCGACATCTGGATTGTCTAGTTTGAAGATTGCTTCTGCCCACTTGTCGGCTAGAGAGTAAATCTCCCCGACCGATGGGTCACCTGCGATTTCGAGAATCGTCTTTTTGATTTGTTCTTTGCTTGCCATTAGTTTCTCTTTAGTAGTAGGTCAAGTTGCTTACGCTTTAGTTCGAGCAGGTTGGCTTCTTCCTCGGAAGTTTCTTCTTCTACCTTGACCTGAGTCGGAGTCAGGGAATTGACAACAGTCTTAATTAGCTCTGCCTCGTTCTCCGAAAGGTCTGCGCCTTCTTCCAGCTTTAGAACTGCGTCAGCTAGTTCGTCAGCGTCAACCTGTGCGCGAGTAGCCGCCTTGTCTAGTGAGCGAACCATTGCTTCGGTTGCGGCATATGCTGGAAAAGCGACAATGCTTGTCTCAAATAATCTGACTGACTTTAGAGTTCTTTCGGTCATTTCGTTGTTCCATGAATCCTTGATTACAGAGAATCCGAATGACATCTTGTTTAGGTCCCCTCTGCGGAGAAGTTCTGCCATGTCTCTGCCGTCAGTTGTGTTTGGCAGGCTTGCTTCTACCCTGAGTCCAACCTCGTCTTCATAAAGCTTCATTGTGCCAGAGCGAGTAGATGCAAGAACTCGGCCTGTGTCATGGTTGACCAACAGCTTCACATCGTTGCGAGAGCGTAGCGAGCGGCGGAATGCGCCGGGTTCGATTGTCTCAACAAAGCCACCCAAGTCTTCTGATGGGGAATTGAACTTTGCGGCGTAACCAATGAAAGTCATGCCATCGCCTTCGGCTCTTAGCTCAAAGTCAGCGTCAAAGTTTCTGGTCTCTTGCTTCATGTTTGCTCTCTCTTGTTCGGCTTCTAGTCTAGTCACTACACCTTCGGCATAGGCTTGTGCGCGTCTTGCAGAACGCTTAGTTGTTCCGCCACCCCATAGAGCCATTGCAACAACTCCGGGTGATGGGAAGTTTTCTGAGTTTGGGTTTGCGTCAGGTGAGTCAAGGTCTCCAATGTGACGAGCAATCCAAGCTGCAATGCGAACCCACTTGTCTGCCGAGACATTGCCCTCAGCCATTGAGCGAGCTTCGCGGATTGTGCGGTCAACCAATCCGTCTCCCCCAAGCCCTTCCGCATACCATTGCAAGCCTCTGCGAGCAGATGCCCTCATGTATGCAGGTGCAGTTAGGTCAACCTGACGAACCTCGTCATCGTCTTCGTCATCTTCATCCATTGGCTCTGGAAGCGGGTCAATCTTTGTTAGCGTTGAGAACTTGTGTGCAACATAAACATCGGTGTCATCCCAGCCGCCTTCTACCCTTTGGTAAACCTGAATCAAAGCAGCAGGGTCATCGGGAGTGCCTGTGATTGTGAATGACGAGTCTGGGACATTTATTGTTCCGTCTCGCTCAATCTGGACAATCTCGCCTCTGGCTCGACCCCCTGATGTATTCCAAGAAACATAATCGCCAACCTCAAGCTCGTTTGGTCTAGCTCTCTCTCCGCCGGGTTCGATGCCTTCAGAGATTGAGACAGCGACCATCTGGTCAATAGCATCTTGCTTAGTTGTGTGACAACCGATTACTTCGCCGTCTTCTTTTACAGTTGCCCAACCTGCGCAGTCAGGTGATTGGTCAGTTATGAAGTATGGCATTAGCCGAGCCTCGCATTCACAGTTATTGTTCCCCCTAGTGCAACCGCTGTGCCATTGATTGTGATGCCGCCTGCGGTTGTGTTTATGCTGATTGTTTGAGTTTCAGCGTTGTAAACAATCGGCGATGTTGCGGCTACAACTCCAGAAGGTCCTTGTGGCCCTGTCGCTCCAGTTGCGCCTTGCGGTCCTGTTGCGCCTGTTGGTCCTGTCGCCCCAGTAGCTCCTGTTGCTCCTGTTGGTCCAGCAGGTCCAGTCTCACCCTGAATACCTTGTGGGCCTTGTGCGCCAGTCGCGCCAGTAGGACCAGCAGGGCCAGTTGGACCAGTATCTCCTGTGTCGCCCTTAGGGCCTTGAATGCCCTGTTCGCCCTGTGGGCCTTGTGCGCCAGTTGCTCCCGTTGCTCCAGTTGCTCCAGTTGGTCCTGTAGCTCCTGTATCCCCTTTGTCACCCTTATCTCCTTTTGCCCCCTGCGGGCCAGTTGCACCTGTTGCCCCAGTCGCTCCAGTCGGACCTGTAGCTCCAGTTGCTCCGGTTGCGCCAGTCGCACCTGTGTCACCCTTGTCACCTTTCGGCAAAACAAAGTTCAAAGTCTGCGATGGTGCTGTGCCTGTGACTGTTACGGCTGCGGCTGTTCCGCTTGTAACTGTTCCAACCGATAAAACTGTTGGTTGTCCCAAGACTGTCTCATTCACCCAGAGCTGTGTTGCCGAATCATAAACAAGCGACTGCCCATCGGTTAGACCATTGAACTTAACATTGTGAAGTTCGTCTAGTTCGTATCCGTTCTGAATGTTGACGAATAGAACACCATTGTTCTGATTGGCTCTAACGCAATAGCCAATAAAGACTGAGTTGTTTGGTGGGACTGGCTTTGTAGAAGTTAGACCGCCGGGGACTGTTGGAGAAAGCCAAACTGCTGCGCCTTCGGTTAGTCCGTTGGTGTTTATGTTCCTGACAAGTCCAAAGCTGGCAGCGAATCCTTTGCTTCCACCGCTAATTGTCTCCGCCATTACTGCAATGGTTTTTGAGCTAGTGACCTCTGAGTTTGCCTGAGCGTAGGAGACAAGTTTGTTATTGCCGTCTGAGCCTGTGACATAGATTGCCTTGCCCTTAGTGCGCTCGCTACCATCCGAAGACTTTGCCAAGATGAAAAGCTCTTGCCCGACATTCTGATTGACAGTCGGGGTCATGCCTAGCTCTAGGGTCTTGTCTGCGTCATTCCAACCAATCCGACCAACTGCGATAGACGGAACTGAATTGACATTGAACTGAATGTAGGCAGGCTCGGCGATTGCGGTTGCGCCGATGATGTTGTCTACAAGTGTGGCTTGGTTCTGATTGACAGTTGCGCTGAATGTTCCGCTAGTGGTTATGGTTGCGGTATTCGGTGCGGTGACTTGAACAATGCTTGTGCCACTTGTGACTGTGATTACGCTCAACGAGTTACCTCTGGGTCAACATTGAAGTTACCTTCTAGTAAGCGAGTGACATAACCTCCCGAAGTCACTAGCTCAAGGTCATAGACATACTGACCAGAGGGAACGCCTGCGGTTGTTGTTGCGGAGATGTCGAGAAGGATTGAGCCGGCAGTTCCGCCAAGTGTGATTCCAGTTCCAGATGTCAGACTGATGACGGCACTTGTTGAGTCATAAGTTTCTCTTACCTGCATCCTTGCAGAGTAGCCAGTCAGGTTGACTGCTGTTCCGTTCAAAGTCCATGTCAGGTTGTAATCAAAAGATGCGCCTTGCCAGCAGTTTAGGTTTAGCGTTGCAGGTGCTTGCATTATCCCTCCGGGTAAACAGATTGTGGGTCGGCAGGGTTAATCTGTGCGACACCTTGAAGCTGGACTGATGGAACGCCTGTGTGTTCGATTGGTGGCAAGCCCATAGCTGCAAGTGTTTCCTGTGGGTCAAAGCCTGCGACGATTAGTCGCTGTGCCATGAGAACACGCTTGTCGGTTGCAACCAAATCTGCTGCGTCAATGTTGACATTGGAAAGCGGAACTCTGAGGATGTCTCCGCCGTCAATCTTTGAAAGACCCTCGGCAACTCTTGCGTCATTGGCTGTCAAGATTCCAGCCTGAATGCCCTGCGAGTATGCGCTGAAGCGTGATGCAACATCGCCTCGAAGAAGGCTATTCATGTTGAACTCGACAAATGCGCCCTGTCCGTTTGGATAGACCTGAAGCAAAGTCGAGAGAGTGTTCTCGATGATTGCAACATAGGGTCTCAAAGTGTGAGTGACAAACTCAATCTGCGTAGCTTCGACCGAGCTGTAGGTGTTAGTTCCCGGCAGATTCATCATGTGGCTTGGGATGTTCCAGATTCGGCAGAGGTCTTCGATAAACATTCTGCGTGAGTCGAGAAGCTGTGATTCCTCTGGGTTTATGCCGATGTCCTTGATGTCAAGACCAGAGTGCAGAACGATTGTCTTGTGAGCTTTTCTCCAGCCACCATGACGAGCGTCAACCGACTTCGCCAACATCTTTGCTTGGTCTTCTGTCAAAGACTGTGGAGTAACTAGCGCATAGTTTCCTGATGCGCCTTGTCCGAAGAATCGCTGAGCGTATGAGTCAAGGGCAAGTCCTAGACCAAGTGCATCCTTCATCGCCTCAACGCGTGACACGCCTCGGATTTGTCCAGGTCGCATTACTGATTCGACAATGTGCAGAATTTCGTCTGATGTATAAGTTCTGTTGTCCTCTTCATAGTGGAACATGACTCGACCAATGCCGTTGCGATGCACTTTGATTTTGGTCGGGTTGAGAACTGTCAGGTTAATCGGCAATCCGTCTTCATCGCGGAAGACTCGAACGAAAGCGTTGCCGTCAAGCATGAGTGAGCTAATGATTGAGCTAATGAATGGAGTGCGGTCAACGAAGGAAACATCTGGTCTGTTTACCCAGTCAGGCTTTGGCCTCATGAGAAGTTTCTGACCATCGCGTCTAATCCACGCATCCATCGGCAGAGTTGAGATTGTGCCTGCGATTAGCGAGATTGCAGCGGAGACTCCAGCGAGTTTATAGACATTGTCTTCGTCAATAAAAGTGCCTGAGTTGTTCTGAAGGTCAAAGTCAAGACCTGCACCCCAAAGGCTGTTAGGTGTGACTGCTCTTCTCTCGAATAGGTTATTGAGCATTTGTTCTCTCTAGTGCTAGTCCAAACAAGACTGAAAAGACCCCAAGGCCAATTAGACCCAGAGGCAAGAAGATGATTCCTAACCCTGTGCTGATTAGGATTGCCCCTGCAACCTGTAGAGCTGTGACCAATTTAGAAGACATAGACACCCGGAGTTAGTTGTTCGGGTTCTATTCTAACCTGTAAGGCTCTATCTACTGCAATAACCGCTGCGACTGCTGCGTCAATACGGCGTGATGATGCTCTGTTTTCTTTCACTATCCTGACTCCTAGATTGTCGGTTTTTACTACTGCGTTTGAGAGATGACGAGCCAGTAGCGGGTCTCCATCATGTCTGAGCTTCTTGTCAACAACAGCGTCAAAGAACTTGGCGCAAGCCGGGACCATGCGTCTTGCATTTGTGGATGGATACTCAACAATTGGGTAGCCTTCTTCGGCGAGAACCTGCATCGACCTTTGCCAGCGGTAAGGGTCGCAGACTATCTCTTTGACTTTCGGGTTGGCGGTGACGAACTCTCGAATCTTGTTCTCGACTTGCAGGATGTCAACTCGCCAAGTAGCGTCATGAATGTTTGGGTCTTTCTCCCATGCCTGAATCATAAAGACTTGCGGTTCGTCTTCGACTGTTGCACCGACTAGGACTGTTGAGTCACCTGAGAACGAGCCGTCAAAGCCAATGATGTATTCCTTGTCTGTCAGGTCGAGCGGTGATTCACAGGCTTCCCAAGAACCTGACGGCAACCATGACACCGCTGAAGATACCCATTGCCCGCATCGCTTGGTGCGAAACTCCGGCTCAGGTGTTCGCCTAACTGCGGACTCGAAATCTTCTGCCGAGCAGATGTCTCCATAGCCGGGGTTTGACATTCGCCAAGTCTCAGGTTGTGTGTGGTCAGCTTCGGCGGGTGCTTCCCAACTTGCCATGAAGAAAGTCGGGTCTTCTACTTCTCCTCTAGCAACCTTCTGCCCATACTGATAGAGCGTGTATGCAATGGAGTCTTGACCTGTGGTGTCTGTGCGAACGCCGGGTGTAGTGATGGCGATGAGGGTTGCTAAGCGACCTCTTGCACCCATAGCCAGCGACATAACATCGAACAGTTCTCGATTGGGCTGAGCGTGAAGCTCGTCAAAGATTACAGCCGATGGGTTTAGACCTTCTTTGGAGTAAGCCTCGGCGGAAAGAACTCGATAGACCGAACCATTTGACGGAAGCTCGATTGCGTCTCGGTAAAGTTTGGTTAGCTTTGAGAGTTCTTCGCTTGCCTCAATCATTCGCTTAGCATCTTGGAACACAATGCGAGCCTGTTCCTTTTCTGCTGCGACTGAATAGACTTCCGCACCTCGGACTCCGAGAATCAGAGAGTAAAGACCGAAGATAGAACCAAGCGCAGACTTGCCGTTCTTTCTCGGCATCAGGATTAGGTTTATGGCGTGGCGGTAGTAACCATCTTGCCCGGCAAAGACATGGCGGATTAGTTCGCGCTGCCACTCTCGCAGGTGTAATGGTTCGCCTGCTCTGCCCGCGATTGAATCCTTAGTTACAACGCCGAACGCTTCGGCAAAGTCAATGACAACTTCCCCTTCACCTGAGTCAATCAGATTTTGTGGGACTGGTGTCAGCCATTGTGGAGGCCACACGCTCTGCCTTCTTTCTCATCAGCTCTTCTAGCTTGCTTGCTGCTTTGACCTCGGCAATGCCTAAGCGAGTTCTATCAGTCGGGGTAAAGCCAAGCATCGAGAGATTTGAGCTAATCATTTTCTCTAAATCATGCAAGGCTCGGTAAAGTCTCCACTCGCTTGTCTCATGAATCTTGGTAATGAGGTCGGTGCGCCTGTCCATCTGCTCACAGGTCAAGAGCAAGAGCTGAGTGTCTGAGTTGCGAGCAATCCAGTTCTCGCCTGTCTTCATCGCGGCATCCCAAAGCTGTTGGCCTGCAAACTCAAGCGGTCGGGCAGGTGAAACATAACCACCTTCTACAAAGCTGACCTCTTTTGGCAAGGGTCTTCTTCCGGGGTTGCCTAACTGTCTTTTCAGTTCGGCTGGCTTCGGCGGATTCGGCATTTTCTTAGCTTACCCGAAAAGGTTTGAACTGCTACTGTGTGCGGAACAT